CCTCTACTGTTCTCTTTCTCGTAGAGAGCCTTAACTAATAAATCTTTTATATCCATTTATGCTTTTCCCACCTAGTTATTGTGAAGCGGAATACTATCAGATTTATTACTAACATTCTAGCAATTAACCTGTATGGCATAGTGTCATAGTCGTGAAAGTAATCAATACCAAGGCCCCAGTTATTCAAACTACCAAAGCTGAAGTGAATTGAATAGTCTCGTATCACGTTATTATCCTTCCTTGAGAGACTAATTGAATCGGAGGACAGGTATTGATGTCAAGGATGCTGGCTATTTGAACAGCGCGTTCGGCGTGTTGGTCAATATTACCTAGCGTAAGACGATTAACGCGACCATAGAGATAGCCGAGAGCATAAGCGCCACCACTACCCAAGCCGTAAATACCTTTGTCGGACTGGATGAACGAGAGGTCAGTTGCAATATGGAATAGGTTGCCATCAAACGCGACAAGGTAGTCGAACCCTGTTTCTTTATCTTTGGTTGCTTCATACGGGTCGTATCCATTCTCTTTGAAAGCCTTCAGGATTGAAGGCATAACTTTCTTACCCATCCACTGCACGGGATCAGCTCCCTTGTAAGGTGGCGGGCTCCAGTTGTAAGCCAAGATATCAGCAGGCCTGGAATCTCCTACCAGTCCTATCAAGTATCTACCAACGTTAATAATCTTTGGCGTAGTACTACTTATAGTCCGTAAGTTATCTTCAGTAATCTGGCTATCAGCAGCCAGTATCACCATATCTTCAATCTGAATTCCTACCAGTGTTGTCATAACAGAGAAATATACCTTCACTCGGCGTGTCGTACCAGTAACGACACACCTTGTCATTAAACTATGAGCGGAGCGAATAAATAGTAACAGCGTTCCGAGCCGCCTAGGGGCGGCGAGAGGCGACTGACATCAGGAAGGAGCCGTGAACTGAGTGTTGTTCCGTCTACTTCGGCTGCTTAGATTACCACCTATCAAAGCAGCAGATCTCAGGTCCCTTGGACCTACTCACGTCTGTAGCTGTGGCTGTACTATGTTTAACATTATGGCTCAGTTCCAAGACTATGAGATATCCTGGTACTTTCTTGATGCTACCTGTGTTAACTGCGGTAACCTAGTTCGTATCCCTTGTCCTGTTGATAACAGCGAGAATAGTTTTTAGGCATAAAAAAAGAAGCCCCCACCCCGTTAGGGATGAGGGCCTTTTGCCTCGCGCTTACTACAAACTATCTACTTTACAGCGTCGTACTTTCTTCCGAAGTCTGCTTCAGTCTTATCAGCCCACTTGACTATAGGGGCAGTAAGACCACCGATAAGGATTGCATACTCAGGAGCTAGGTCTGTTGCCAAGGCAATTCCCATAGTCGCTGCTGATGCAAGGACAGCACGGAGATAAGACTTGAAAGCAGCCTTAAACTCTTTGCTCTTGATTTTCTTTGCTAGTTTCTTCATTACTTTCCTCTCTTGAATAAGGACACAAACAAGGACTTCTTCCTAAGAGATTGATTCTTAGTAGCAGCCTTGGCTGTCTTCTTCTTAGGCTTAGAGGTCTTCGACTTTGCCACAGTAAGGGCATCCTTCGGAGTCCTCTTAGCCTTTTCCAACCAGGGAAACCAAGGACTGGTGTCCTTATCGTGCTCTTGCCTGATTGAAATGTGTAGATGACTTACGTGTTTATTTGGTCCTTCGTAAGCGCGATCACCGTGTTCCTTAGACCAGATGCGCCCACTAAATATCAGGTATGAGACTCGCTTATCTTCCTTGAGTTTCTCATAGATTTTGCTGCAATCAATTCCGTTATGTGGATCGTGGGTCAAATCTACTGCGTGACCTGTGTTATGGTCAGAGTTAGGATTTGCCTTGATGTGAGCCTTGCTTGGTAGGAGTCCATCCGATACCTTCTTGCGCTTTGGAGCAAGCGCAGTTGCCTGTCTTAGAACGGCACTTGCTGCAGGTGTTGCACTCTTTGCAACAGGTTTCACTTGTCATCCTCTTTCTGCCAGAATCTTATAGATTTCGTCAACGCGTGTCTCTAGTCGAGCCACTGTGTCTTTGATGCTGGAGCCACCATTAGGTCTAAGTTCATAAAGAAATGAATGGACTATCCAACGCAGTCCCATAAATAAAGTTGATGCTATTCCAAGAATTGTGGCAACAAGAATTGCCCATTCAGTGGGGGTCATTGCAGGCTCCTATACGGATCTAATAGTGACAAGTAAGGTTCCGCCAAAGCCTGTGAACCTTTTGTCTTGCGGTGTACGGTTGATAAAGTCCATCTCTTCTATCAGGCCAATAAAGGATTCTCCTGTGCGGAAGTCCTCTACTCGGATGGTATCGCCTACGTTTTCTACTGCTTCGAGTTGTTGCATACGGTCCCAAGCAGAACCTTCATAGCCTACTTCCACTCCGAACTTATCGCTCTCGTGGTCATAACAGAATAATGGATACTGAATCAGTCTTTGACGAGGTACTGAGGGCAGAGACTTCAACTGGTAGCCAGTAAATAGTGGCCCAAGAGTGCTGTCATTGACATCACGGCTAAGTGTAAACTTGAAGGCTAAGTATTCTTGAGGTCCTTGCGGATAAGGAATACCGATTTCAGAAACAGTAGACTCTTCAGCAAAAGAACCGATTGCATATTCGGTATAGTCATAGCCGATAGATGAGATACTCAAGCTACCATTAGTGGTATCAATACGCGGGGTAAGTAGTTTGAATAGCTTACCTTCAAGAGTGTTATAGCGGATAAAGCCAGTCTTTAGATAACCAGATGCAACCTTAACTCCGTATGATTCAACCCATACACCATCGCCTGGAACACAGAAAGCTACACGATCTGTGCCACCAAGAAAGGCTACTGAGTTACTGGTAGTAGTCTCGCCAGAGGCGCATACATCCCAAGCATAGGCAAAGACAAGGCTGTTAGGAACTACTGGCTGTGATAAATCAATACGAACTAAACCTGATTCGCTTCCCTGCTTGGTAGATACATAAGCAAACTTGTCTCTAAAGGACACATCAGTACACTCTGTTTCAAATAGTAGCGGTCCATAGGAGACATCTCCTTCATTACCTAGAACTCCTACTCGAACACCTTTGTTAGTGCATAGTACCGCGTAGGTACCAAGGTAGGTATCAAAGGTATTGATGATTTCACCTTCAGGTAGGTCTATAACTACCGAAGGAACGCTAAGTTCTGGGAAGCCAAGAGCATTAGCATTAGCCAAATCTAAAGTAATCTTATAGATAGATGAGTTCTTACGGCTATAGCCACCTACATAGATAGCATTAGGACCCTCTGAGATAGTAGTCCAAATCCAGTCACTCTGTGGATGGGTATAGTGGTCTGATGGTAGAGCGCCTCCGCCAGTATGAGTAGCATTTAATTCATAAAGTTTATTATTGATAGTAGCAATTAGGCGTTGCTTTATGTATTTAATTCTGGCACTGGTTGTAGATGAGGCGTTATAGGTTTCAACATCGCTTGTACTACCACCGATATTTCCTCTATGAACGTGAGTTCCATTGATAAACCAGTATCTGATTCCATCTGTGGTTAAATCAAGAATAGTAGATGGAGTTCCTGCTTGGGTATAGGTAGAGTCAGTAGGAGTATCATTACTCATCGTAACTTTCTTCAAAGCAGAGCCATCTGCTACAACTAAACAGTCATTAGTACCATCATTAGCTCCAATAATTATCGGGGTATTGGCGCTAGTTAAAGCCCTGACTGTAGTATTTAGCAGGGTAGCCTGACCTTTAGTCCAGACATCCAAGCCTTTAGATTCTGTGTATTGGAATCGCAGTGACTCATCTTGAGCAGGCTCAAAGTATTTAATTCCTTGACCTAGATGAAATGATGACTGAGATCTAAACCACCAACCAGTCAGCGATTGCTCGCCTGCTTCTCTGGTCTGGTCATACTGTTGCTTACGATACTGCGCCGTTACACGGCGATAAGGTGAATCATCACTGGCAGCCAGAAAGAATGGCAGCCCGTTTATGGCTATATCGTAAGAAACTCCTGTGGCTTGATAGTTAGTCGAGCCAGCAGGATTGGAAAGTACGTAGGGAATGCCCTCCGTGATGTCGTCACCATAAGGTGCCAAGGCTTACTCCTTACTTAGAAAGGGCTGCGATTTCGTCTGTGGTTAGACCGAGCGCTGCAAGTTTGGATTCTGCTGATGCCTTAGCATCTGCCTTAGCCTGTGCTGCTGCTTCCTCTGCTGCTTTTGCTACAACTGCTGCTGCTGCATCTGCCTCACGCTGAGCAACTTCTTCGGCAGTTAGTTCTACCTCAGTAGTTACTCCAGTTGAGCAATCTACGATTAGTTTGGTTGGCATTGTTTTCCTTTCGTTATGAGTTTTTGATTCCGTATAGGGTGGCTGTGGAGTGCTCAGCAAAGTTACCAGATGATAACGAAAATGTAACTCCTGTTATAGCGGCGGTTTGTGACCAAAGTCCAGCAATTAAAGTGTTACGCGCTGCTGTTGCGTTGTTTTCCACAACTGAATCAGATGAATAAGATTTATTTGTTGAGCCAGCGTAATTTGGAATGTATAACTCAACATTATTAAAAGTGCTTGCGGTTGTTGATGTTCCCCCCGCGCCCCCACCAAAGTTAGTTGAAGTTGCTGTAACTGCAGAACTTCCATCTCCTTGAACAAGGCGGCTTGTGAAGTTTGCCGTGCTTGTATTAAAAGCCAAAGATAGGGTTACGAAATCTGTTGCGGCAGTTGACCTACAAGATACCTTAACTACTAAATCAGTATAAGTCGCAGGAATAGAAGTAAAATCAATATTAGCAGCCCCACCACTACCCACAGTTACAGTGGCTATTGCCGTATATGTGTTAGCCATTATGCACTCGCAATTCCGTAGAGGGTGAAGGTTGTTCCTGATGCAAGTGTTGTACCAGTATCCGATGCTAATTTGATAGTGTTGATTGCGGATGTTGAGCGCCAAGTATAAACCGATACATCATATTGACTTTGTCCTAAATCTCCACCTTTTTGTAGCCAAGTTTTATATGTGGTTGTGTTTGCATAATTCATAAACTGAATGATATGAGTTGAATTAGTCGAAGATGTTGCTGCAACATAAGGATTTGTTGCGTTGGTTTCTCTGCCGCTTCCTACTGTGCTTGAGTATCCATAAAGTTGTGTGCCGCCATAATTTGCACCCGTATCAACCGACCCATTACCAACCTGTATTCTAAATTGACCATTAGCAGTTGTTCCGCCACTAATTACTAATATCAAATCCGTATAACTTCCACTAATACTAGAAAATGTTACAGAAGCAGTAGCGCTTCCTAGCGTATTCGTTGCTATCGGTTCATAAGTTGTAGGCATTATGCGCTCCGTATTCCGTAGAGGGCGAAGTGTGAGTTCTGTGAAAATGTTCCACTTATCTTTATATCTGTTATTGCTCCAGTTTGCGAAGGTCTAAAGAATGAGTTTATACCGATATTGCCTGCACCATTTCGGTCATTACCCCAAAGACAACGAACAGTCTTATTTTTATTAGTATCTTTGTAATCTAGAAAATCAATAACAAGTGCTGATTGTCCATTATCTTCAATTAAGCCAGTGTAACCATAACTTGCGACGCCTGTAGCGGCAGCAAGAGTAGATACTATTGAACCATTGGCATATAGAGCGTGGCTTGCATAGCCTGTTGATGTATCACTATTGATTTGAGTTTGAAACCAAAATGCTGTAGTTGAAACTACGAATGCTCGTATCTGCAAGTGTTGATATGTAGATGGAACACCGCTAAAGGTAACCGATGATGAACCACCTGAACCAACTGTTATAGTAGAAATAGATTCATAAGATGTTGCTCCTGCTGATTGATTAGCAGATGCAAAAATACCAAGGGATATAGGTGTCACGCTGAGGTATCTCCAATCACTACCCACGTATCGGTAGCGCGTTTGACAAGGGATGCTGCAGCCCACTGCGCTCGCAGTTTTAACCCTGGAGTTCCATTGACTGTCACACCGCCAGCACCAGCAACGGTGACCTGACCTGCACCTGTCTGAAGGATATTGACCTGAGCACCAACAGGAAATGCAGTAGTTGCATTTGTCGGGATAGTCAAGGTAATTGCTGCAGCATTATTAAGTTCGACCAGAGTATTGTTCGCATCTGTTAATACAACGGTATATGTAGTTCCAGTTAGAGCATTAGTTGTATATGCTGTTGATGGACTAACTGAGCCACCAATAATCGCTACGCTCATCAGTTACCTTCCGATCCGAATGCTGAGAATGAAGTATTGCCAGTTGTTGAATAAACTGTTAGCACATCTGTATTAGCAAGAGTGATTCCACCTTGGATACTAAAGACAGCACCTGCAGCCAGTGGAACTCCATAAGCAATGTAGTGCTGATTAGCCAAGGTTGCACCTGCTGGACGTACAGCAATACGGATAGTGTCTTGAGTACCACCAATGTTTGACGCATTAAGCGTAGAAACAATCGTGGCATTAGTTGCTGTGTATAGCGTAGTTGCAGTAGCAGCGCTAGGTGCGCTCTGCGCTAGGACTTTATATG